ATTCAAAACCACTTCCAACCTCTGACAACGTCTGAAGTGGTATAAACGTACACAGACTGCATTTAACAACCACTTCCACTCAGACCCTCCCATTGTGGGGTTCTGACACCAAGGGAAAAGAGAAAGGGCTAAGAAGAGGGAGAACAGGGATGCTTACCACTCAGCGCCGCAGTGAGGGCATCGGCAGTGGGCACTCCCGTCGGCGTTGACCGCCACGGCGCTCTGATACCCCTGTCCGCAGGTAGGGCACTGATAGACGTCGACCATCAGGCCAGCGATTGCCCTCTGTCGCTCGGGCAGGGCCATGATGAACGCCACCATCCACTCTGAGCCCACACGGTCGGTCGTGCAGAACTCGCGGCAGGCCCTGACCACATCGCAGTCCTCAACCGCCCCGCCATCGATGGCTATTCCCATGATGTCGTGCAGAGGAATCATCAGTATGCCTCCGTCCCGATCTCGACTGGTGTCCTCTCGCTCAGCGTCGCCCAGACGAAGGTCAGGGCCTCTATTAGGGCTTCGATTGGTGCCATGAGCAATGATTGGTGTGCCAGCACATATACCCATCGGGCTCTCCCCACTCTGAGGGCACACGCAAACGCGACCACTAGAGCTGAGCTCGCCCGCCACGAGCGGCCCCGGACGGCGAAACACTAAGGGACTAGTCACGGCCCGCCCGCGTGGCTCAGGTTTAGTGGTATTAGGTATCAAACGCAGAGGTTTCTCTGCACAGAGAATAGGATGCACAGGAGGGGATCCCGTTTCCCTCCCGGCTATTGTATTTATTGATTATGGCATAGCATTTTGCGTACGGTTTGCACCAGATCTCGCCTGAGATTGAGAGTTGACGCACCCACTCCCGCCCGAACGAAGATAGTGAGGTTCGCGGGCCGCGTCAGCCACTGGTTGGCGCTGTACTATTTATGTGACACTATCCGTATAGCTCCCCGCACTCGCCCAGATGCCTACACACCCCGCACACGCCCACAGAGGGGCACGTGGCGCAGTCAGCAGTGCACACCCCTGAGAACCCGTCGCGGCACTCCCAGCGCTGACAGGTCATCTCGGCACCCACAGCATGATGAGGAGCAGCATCGACACCACGAAGAGGACGCCCAGCGCCACACAGACGTAGTCTGCGGTGGTGAACGTCATGGCGCGGCCACCAGAGTGTCCCGCTCGTCGTGGCCCACCTCAATCGCAGTCCTGACCCCGCACCCGGTGCAGACCAGATCACACTTGGTGCTCCCGTGCCTGCTGAACAGGAAGAACCTGTCGCCCGCGCAGATAGCGCAGATCTTCGCCTCATCGTCCCCTGTCATGATCCTCTCCCCCTCCCTTTACCCTGAGCACCAGCTCGTCCCCAGACCTAAGACTGTGCGACGCGCACTCGCGGCAGTCTATCCCACCGCAGGGCATGTCTGCGCACAGATTACTGAGGACTGAGGCGTCGACCTCTATAACGGTTCTCATATTCGCTCCTCCCACCTGCTATTGTTGTTGCAGTCTGCGCTCGTGCACGACTCATCGGGCTCCTTGCGGAAGTGCTGGCAGGCCACGCAGGGCCTGTTTGATGCCCCGCAGTGCCTGCAACAGGCGTCAGTCTCCATAATGACTTGTCCGCAGTGTCCGCACAGGACTGCATATGGGCGTGTATCTATTTTAGCCAGAGCACGCACGATAGAGCCCTGTGTGCTCTCGATGGCCTCCTCGGTGATCCCCATGACCATTATCCTGCCCTCAGCGATCCACGGATCGTCTGGGAGATTCATTGAGTCGTGATGACATCGACAATTTGGGTGCGCGATGCTGGCAAAGCTCTTCTGATCGGAGAACCCCGCAGCCCGTCGCATGGCCTTCAGCAGCTCGTTCAGCCTGTGTATCTCCTCATTCTGGCTGGCGATCCTCCCGCCGAGACGGAGGGCCTTGCCACGCTCCGTGCCTAGCGCAGACTGGAGATGCTTGATCTCCTTCTGTTGGTCGCGCAGGAACCCGTTCGCAGACGTAAGGTCACGATCATTACAGGCGATCTGCTTCCTGCACGCCACAACCTCACCCTCAGCGGCCTCCATTCGCGCCCTGAGCAGACAAGTCTCGGCGTAGGTCATCCCATCTGGGATAGCCATCGAGCGCAGCCTCCGTATGTCTGCCTGCTGTCTCTGGATCTCCTCCTGCTGGCAGGCGATGCGCTCACTGGTGCGCTTCATTTGCCACTCCACGCGACCTTCGATCCGCTTGGCTATGTGCTCAGCCAGAGGCCGATACACGTAGGGTGAGCCATACTCCTGCATGGCCTTCAAGACTGCCCCCGTTAGAGTGAGGCCGTCGTCTTCTGATACAATCTTGCCGTCTGTTGTCATTCCTCTCCCCCCTCATAGGTGCACTCGTGCACCGCCTTGTCCGTCCGCAGCCTGAGATATCTGGGGTGTCTCAGTCTGCCCTTCGGTGATCTCTCCATTATCTCAACCTCCACGACCATGCGCGGCTCGATGGCCCTCTGCACGGACTTGTCGTGGCACAGCCCGCCCATACGATCCTCTGGTATGTGATTGACCAGCCCCAGAAGGATCCTGCGCTCCGCATTGGTCATGCCCGACGCACGGCCCACCTCAACCAGCTCACCCCTGACGTACTGGCCCAGTATGAGCGCCCCGAAGGTGGACTCCGTCTTGCCCCTGCCGATCTGGACGCCCATCACCACGCAGTCGACCGTCTCGTCGCGCTTGCACTTGAGCCACGCCCTGCTGCGATTCTGATTAACGCCGTCGTGGCGGTACTTGCCGCGCCTGTCCTTCAGGATGATGCCCTCGCCCCCGTTGGCGACGACGCCGTCGTAGAGGTCGCTGAATCCGCGCTCGAATGTGAACACTCCCTCGACGTGGGCAGAGGGCATATAGCGCAGGATGCGCTCGACCAGAGCCGTCCTGTGGGACTGTTCGTAGTCCCGATAGTCCTGCTGCCCCGCGCTCAGTACGTCGAAGACCATTAGGACGGCGTTATAGCCCGCCCTCGTCTCGGGCAGGGAGTCGGCCTTGACGTACACGCATCGGGATCCCCCCTCGGGGAAGAATGCCAGCTCGCCGTCGAGCACGCACGTGCCACGTATGCCCGCCAGTGCGGCGCATATCTCTGGATAGATGGGCGCGTAGTCCGTCTTGGCCGACCGACTGATGAGCCGAATCTCCTCCGGCCCCACGACCGCAATCACTCTGGTGCCGTCGTACTTGATCTGGGCGATGTGCGTGCCCTCGTACGAGGCGAGTCGGGACTTGTCGGGGATGGACTCGGCCAGCATGGGCTGGATGACCTCTGCGGTCATGACAGCACCGCCTGTGGGTTGGGGCAGTATTTGCCCACAGAGCACTCGGCCCCGCCCGCATGGATCCAGTCGCTGAACGCCCGCCTGCACGACTCCGAGCACTCCCAGTGATTGATCCCAGACCTGAGAACTCGCTGGGCCTCCTCTGCCGTGACGGTCACCCTCTTGGTGCACCACGCGCAGACTATGCTACCAGAGGATGGAATCTCGCCCTCGTGCTCCAGCCTGTGCTGGGCCAGAGAGCATGGCTTGGGCCTGCGTGGCCCCAGCGTCCTGATGGGCCTGTACTCCCCGTCTGGCATCACCGCACCTCTCGGTGGGCACAGTCGTCGTTGCTGCACGTCCAGACTGTGTCGTGGGTGGCGACCTGATCCTTGGTCATATCACTCCCGCAGACTGGGCACTCGCGGGTGACCGGCCTGCCATTGCGGGTGGTGCCCTGTAGCCTCAGACTCATTTTCCACCCCCTAGCGCCGCCCTCTGGGCCGCGATCAGCTCCTCCTCTCGAATGGCTGAGACGAGGTGATACAGCGCGACGGCCTTGTTGCTCTTGGAGTCCTCCCCGAAGTAGATGTACGCCCGATCCTTGTGATCGATGCTGTAGGATGTGCCCGCCACGAGGGGATCGAGGATCTTCCCCACTCTGTCTGCCGTCAGCCCCGTCGCGGACACGATGCAGTCGATGTATACCCGCTCACGGAATGCGATTGGGATGATCAAGGACAGAACTCTGGTGTGGTCGTTCCTCCCGAACAGAGAGGCTAGGGGCTGGATCATTCGCCCACCTCGACGCCGTTCGCCCTAAGGACGCTGAACCACTGCTTGATGGTCTTGCTGACCTCCGACCTCTCGCGCTCGATCCGCTCGCGGGTCTCGGCCCACGCATCGCCGTCGATGTGCTTAGTGATCTCCCGCTGGATGGTCTCCTGAAGCACGTTGGGCTCTAGGGCATCGAGCTCCCAGACGTCCTTGCCGTGCTTCTCGATGAACTTCTCCGACCGTGCGTCAGAGGTCTTCACCGGGGCGGGCGGCAGGCTGAACTGCTTGATCTGATCCTTGCTCAGGGCTATACGGTTGATCTTGACGTGATCGGCTCCGTACTCGGCCAGCCTGCGCCCGAGGTCACGGGTGATGTCCAGCCCGCTGGGGTCAAAGTCCCCGAGGTAGATAACGGTGCAGGCCTTGTCCTGTCTCTCGACGAATCGGTCTACTGCGTCGCTGACGTAGGTGTAGCTCGAGTATCCCCTGCCGACACAGGTCTTGACCCTGTAGCCGCCACAGGCACTGGAGACAAGTCGCGACAGGGCGTCCTTCTCGACCCAGACCTCGATATACTCATCCTGATTGGCCCACATCTCGCGGGTATAGTCTGCGGCGCACCCCTCGAGGCTCTGTAGCCTGCGGGTGGCGAAGTCGACCGGGTTGTCGTATCCGAAGTCCCCGCCGACCGAGCTGCGGCCCCTGTCCTCCATGATATGGGCGGGGATCTCGCCGCGCTCCCTAGCCCCCACGAGGATGCGGGAGAGGTTCTTGTAGCTATTCAGGTTGTTGGGTATCGAGTTCCTCGACACCAGACGATAGTAGATCTGACGCAGGGTCATCCGTGTTCGGTATTCCGCGACTATCTCCTTGACCTGCTTGACGACCTCTGCGTTGCTGACCGCTATGACTGCATCTGCCATGATTTCACTCCATGTCTGTGAGCCTGACCGATGACTCCGGAATCTCTGAGAGCGAGGGGCTCTGGCACTGGGCGCAGAACTGCCTGTGGATTGCCATGTCCTCTGAGTTGCCACAGAGGACACCGCACGGGGCTCGCACGGATCCCACCGAGGTGGCCCGCAGCCTGACGGGGGCGCGCTCCTTGGGGCCGAACACGAATGGGCTCTTGGCCCTCTTTACGTCCTTGGCCCACGCCCTGTTCTCGCGGACGACGGCCCTAGTGGCCGCCGCAATCGCGTCCTCAGACTCCTGCCTGAGGGTGTCCCTGAGCATATCAAGGACTACCTGTGCTGCGTCGGCCCTCTGCCTGCATGCCTCGTGGTCGGCACGCGCTCGCTTGGTCTGGGCCTGAGCGAACGGATACTCTGGGGCGTCCTTTGGGGTGGCCCTCTGTCTTCGGATTGCGTTACCATAGGAGATGCGGGCCAGCTCCTGTTGCCTGCGGAGCCCTCGGGTGTGGGCCTCAGCGTCCTTGATTCGTGCCTCGAGCGGGGCGACAGGGATTGCCTGCGCCTGACTGGTGCTAGTGTTTGCCATACGTCACCATTGACTAGAAGGACGTGTCGGGTTATATATGCTGCGACCAGTCGCAGGACTAAAAAAGAGGGGAGGGGAGGTTGTAGAGGGCGTGCAGATCAGGGTCAGAGGTTGACCTTGATCTTTTTGTTCATGGGCACGACTGGCTTGCCCTTGCCCGGTGCGGGCTTGGCCACGGGCTTGCCGACCGTCTTGGCGACGGGCTTTTTGATTGCGGGCTCCTGCTCCTGCTCCTCTTCCTGCTCCTCTGGCTCAGCGGCCTTGACGACTGCCTTCTTGGCTGCGGGCTTTGCTGCCGCCTTGGGTGCGGGCTCCGCCCTGACCTCTTTGCCATAGGATGCGGCGATGCGCCGACAGAGGTTGGTTCCCGCGTCGGTGGCGAGGAATGCCGCATTGGTGATCTCAACATCCCCACGGATGAGGCTGCCCTCGATGCGGGCGTTGCTGATGCTGCCGACTGCCTTGCCGTCGACCATCAGGTCGGTGCCGTCGAGTGCTTCGACGACTGAGGCCATAATTGTCTCTACCTGTCCGAGGTCGTTGATGCCCCGGAATCCTGCCCTTGCGAACAGGATGACGTTCTCGAGTGACTGAGTCTTTGCCATACTGGATTTCTCCGCTCGTGATCCGAGCACATGCATCTTGGCTCGCTGGGGTGATATATCCACCTCAGCAGGGGATCGTCTGCTTTCGCTGGATCAGGTCGCGGACGCCCCACTTGGTTCGGCACCCACCATTGTACCATCCGTACACCTGATTGAGATAGTCCGCAATGTCCCGGTAGGACTCCTCCGGGTGGGCGATGCGGCGCACCCTGACCTTGGCCTGCTCCCTGCGCAGCATGGGTGGGTGGGGCAGGGATCGGCGCGTGTGGGCAATCATTCCTCCACCCACTCCTCGGCCTCCACTATGTCCTTACCCGGTACGTCGACGACCGGGAGGAGCGTACACCTACAATTGGGGTGCAGGGGTGCACTGACGCCGCTATCGATGGCGAACACCCTGCCATCCAGTGCCTGACACGCGGGGCAGCACCCCTCTGCGGCCAGCCACTCGACCTTCTCGATATCCTCGGCCCTGTAGGTGTCCATGACGCCCGTGTTGACGGCCTCCATCGTCTCAGTCCTGACTATGCGCCTAGCGGACGACTCCGAGGCGTCGGACAGGGCCTCGATCTCCTTGATGATCTCGCCCTGACTCCACTCCTTGGTGATACCATCCGCTATGACGCGCTTGACGTTCCCGGCCACGTCGTCGCTCATCTTGACGAATGCGCTCTTGCTCCTCTCGACGAGCACGGAGGTCTTCTTCCAGATCCGCTCGCGCACCTCTGGGGGAGCCCCCAGAGTGATGCCCCCGAATGCCCTGCCCTGACCATACGCCCTAGCGGACATCTCCTCAGAGAAGACGGACTTGTCGGTTATCTCCCGCTTGGCCAGCAGCTCCATGTATCGCAGGAACTGGCCCAGCGTCATCGAGGCCGGAGAGGCGTGCGCAAACTCCCTCTGGCGGAGGGCGTTCTTCACCGCACGGAGATACGCCCTGACCATTGCCACGGCCCTCGGCTCATACCTGTCTATGATCTGCGCGGCTCGGGTGGGATCGGGTCTGACCTCAGGCGATAGCTGGAGGGGCACTACTGCTCCCCCTCCTCCAGCTTCAGGATCTTGTTGGCCAAGAACTGGGCCTTCTCCTGCGATACTACTCCATACCTATCTAAAGGATGATTCGTAAGGGCGGCCAGCGACTGGGCCTGAGCCAGTGGGTCGGTGGGCGCTCCGCTGATCTGCTTGCGCTCGTCGGCGAATGCCTGTATCTCCTCAGGGGTGAGCTCCTTGGTCTCCGTGATCTTGTCCATGATGGCCCGCCGCTCGTTGAGGTTCAGGACTGCCTTATCGAATCCTGTGGTGATGGCCTTCAGCCAGAGCTCAGACTTGTCCACGGTCGGCTGCGGCAGCGCGAACTCAATCGAGTAGCCCTTGTATCCATTCATATCGAGGTACGGCTGTAGCATGCGCTCGAACGCGGCGCTGACCCACGACTGCTGGCCCTCGATGTAGCTCAGGTATAGCTCGTACTCGGAGTTGTTGCTCCCACCAATGATCGTGCCATCCTTCGTCGAGATGCTCGAGGCCGGGCTGAAATAGTGGCCCATGAGCTCGTCGAGGGCTCGAATGGTGTCCAGCGCGGTCGACGTCTGGGTGAGGCCCATGTTCGTGACCTCCATATTCTCCCTGAGCTGGTACGCCACCCCACGACTGATGTTCTTGATGATCTTCTGCGCGTACTCTCGGTCGTCCTTCTGTGGCTTGATGACCTTGATAAAGAATAGCCCGCCAGCCCCAAGGCGGTTGTTCTGCTGCATCTGCCCGACCCAGCAGTAGTCAATCATGGTGATGACCGGGATGATCGGCTGGATGAGCGGCCTGCCGCCCAGCACCCCGGCCCTGACCGGGTCGGTCATCATAAAGACGTTGGTCAGCCGCTTCACCTGACTATCCAGCTGGGTCTGCCAATACTCCATCTCTGACTTGTCATTCAGGCAGATGCCCGGCAGGATGGGATTGGCCACGTTGATGAACGCCGTGGACGCCACCCCCGTAGTGAACCCACGCCGATTAAATGTCTCGGATGGCAGGTGGCGCAGCCTCTGGAGGACGTACTCGTTGCCCTCCCAGTTCCAGACTGGGTTAAATAGCGCTGGCCCCCACGTGGCGGACTCGCGCCATGCGATCTGGGCATTAAACCACGCGTCGACGTCCTTCGCCTTGCACATGGACGTCAGCCGCTCGGACAAGTCCTCGTCTGGCTTGCCATCAGGCCCCACCCCATTGATCTCGAATTCCCTCTTGTTCCTGAATAGCGTCCTCTGCTGCTTGTCCAGCGCCCCCGCCAGATAGACGTTATCGATGTACTTCAGGATCTTGTCGGCGTCGATCTTTCTGTCGACGAATACCTTACCGAAGGAGGTCACATACAGCGTGCCCTCCTCTCCCCTAGACGTGCCCCTAGCCATTGTCACTCCTATGATGAGAGGTGGCACTCGAAAATATATATAGTTAGAGAGTGGGAATATCGCCGCCCCACTCAGAGGTGGGCCTGCCCTCGCCGACCGCCTGCTCCTGCGTCGGGTCGTCCTCACTCCGAGCCCTGAAGGCCCCGAGGGTGATACCATTGTAGGCCCCGCTGAGCGCGTCTACCTGATCGTCGTTCTTGCCATTGGGGAATACCGCCAGCTCGTCGAGGAAGGCCGAGTTCCACGTGCCGCGCACAATCTTGACGTCGCCCCTCTCGACCGCCGCCCTGACGGCCATAGCCCTCATGGACTTGTCGCCGGTGGAGCGCACGCCCTCGAAGGCGTAGCCGGGCAGCACGATGCGGGCGAAGTGGTCGATGACGCGCTTGCCAGACGATCCGGGCTCCTGCTCCATCTCTATGGGGCACTCCCCACCATCCATATCCGCCGTCAGCTTAACCAGATACTCTGAGTCCGCCGATCCCAGCTGGTCGCGCTGGACGTCGAGGACATAGAATACGCCCTGCTTGACGCCTATCTTCAGGCCGACCGTGTAGTCACCACCATCCTCTGTGGCCGCGAGATCCCAGAACCTGAGCACCTGACAGTCTGTGGGAGCCCTCTGGATGATCTCAAACCACTTCTTCTTGAACATCCCGCCCTCTAGGGGCGCGGGCCGCTGCTGATACAGGCTGGCGAACCAGTATGATTGGGTGGTGTGCCTTATCCGAGCCAGCGCGGCCTCATTATACCTCTCGGGCCACAGGGCCTCCCCCACCTGACGGCCCAGAGGGTCTCTCTCCTCTGCGAGGGCCGGGAGCGAGATCACCGTCCACTGCTCGCCATCCTCCTGTGTCATCTCCTCGATGAGCCTGCCCGCGAGGTCGTCCTCGTTCCATCGGGTCATGGGGATCAGGATGGCCCCACCCGGCTCCAGACGGGAGTACAGGGTGGACTTGTACCACTCCCACTGCTTGTCCCGAATGGTGGACGACATGGCCTCCTCGCTGTTCTTGATCGGGTCGTCGATGATGGCGAGGTGCGCGCCCTTGCCCGTCAGGGGGCCTGCGACACCGGCCGTCTGCATTCCGCCCGTGTGACCATCTATGTCCCAGCGGTTGGCCGCAGAGCTGTTGGGGTTCACCCTGATGGGCTTGGGGAAGAACCTGCCGAAGTCCTCGATCAGGGTGCGGGCCTTGCCGCCCCACTGGGCCGCAAAGTCGGCCTCGTAGGAGGTCAGGATGACCCTGTTGTCGGGGTGCATGCCCAGATACCATGCGGGCGTGTACTTGGATATAAAATCAGACTTGCCGTGGCGGGGCGGGAGATTAATAATCACCCTGAGGAGCTCGCCCCTGACCATCCTGATGAGGATGGAGTTGATGTAGGCCAGATGTCTGGCGGGGATCCACTTGCCATTCGATGCTATCGTGGCGAACCCGGCGGGGCTCGACTGTAGCATGGCCCTCTCGAACGCCGAGAGATCTATCTCTTCATTAGCTGCTTCTCCAAC